GACTCGGTGGTTCACATTTACGAGCCGAATCGTCCCGGTCAGCTTAGAGGTCTTCCGTTTGTCTCTGCGGTAATCAATGATCTCCACGATCTCGACGACCTGCAAAAGCTGGAGATGGAAGCTTGCAAGCTTGGTGCTTCCGTCGCTCAGATTGTTAAGACCGTCTCTGGTGAGGTCCAAGCATCAAGCCTCCGGTCTGGTGGAATCTCGCAAACCACTCAGAACACCGCTGAGAACTATTACGAACAAGTTTTTGGGTCGTCTGTTAAAGTACTCAAGAACGGTGATTCATTTGAACAGTTTGCGACTGAGCGTCCCGGTGTAAATATGCGCGAATACTGGCGGCAACTGACCGAGAAGGTCTGTGCTGGTGTTGGTATTCCTTACGTTCTCGTTTATCCCGAGTCCATGCAGGGAACTGTCTATCGCGGTGCGCTAGATATGTCAGCTGTGTGGTTTAAGTCTCGGCATCAAGTGATGTCGTCAGCGGCTCGGCGTATTTATGAATATGTCATGGAGTACGCTATCAAGAGCGATCCCGCGCTTAATGATGCTCCGTCCGACTGGTACGAAGTAGCGATTACCGCTCCCCGTTCTCCGAACGTTGATGTTGGCCGTAATTCCGCTGCTCAGTTGGCTGAGTTGGAAGCTGGCATTCTGACTTACGATGAGGTTTACGGTGCGCGTGGACTAGATTGGCGTTCTGCTTTAGAAGCAAAAGCACAACAAGCTTTGTTTGTGCGTCAACTCGCTGACAAATATGGGGTTGATGTATCTGAGATTTCGGTGATTCAGAAAGAACGTCCAGCGGCTAGCGCTGCACCTGCTATTGACATTGAAGATGATTCTTCTGAATCTCCGTCTCCAGTTGCTCCGTCAGAAGGTGGATCACAACCGCTTGTTGTAGAACAAACCGAAGTGACCGCTTCAGTCAAAAAGCAACGTAAGCCGCGAGCCAAGAAAACAGAATGAGCTTCACCAAGAAATCAGATTGGCTTTATTACGCTCCTGCGGCTTCCGCTGGTGAGACTGCGACCATTCAGATCTTTGACCAGATTGGCGAAGATTGGTTTGGTGGTAACGGTCTCTCTGGTAAGCAATTCTCTGACGTTCTCAACGAAGTGGGCAATGGTCCGCTATTGGTTGAGATCAATTCTCCCGGTGGTAATGTCTGGGATGGTCTGAGCATCTACAACCAGTTGCGCGGTCGCAAAGCTCCGGTGACCACTCGGGTTGTTGGTATTGCGGCTTCCATTGCTTCGATTATCGCTCTTGCTGGTGATCGTGTTGAGATGGCCGATGCCGCTCTAATGATGATTCACGATCCTTCCGGTATGGCTTCTGGTACTTCAGAAGATATGCGGAAAATGGCTGATGCTCTGGACCAACACGCTGAAGTGCTGGTTGGAGTGTATGCCAAAAAGACTGGTCGTAGTCCTGAGTCTATCCGCGCTGCGATGAAATCGGAGACTTGGTTCACCACCGCTGAAGCGATTCAGTTTGGATTGGTAGACAAACCCATCAAACAGCTTGCGATGGCTGCTAAGTGGCATCCCCGCGCTGTTACCAAGACTGCTCCTGAGACGGTCAAAAACAACCTCCGCAGAGGTCTTGAGCAATACGCTGAAGGTCTCGCTGGCGAAGGTCTTGAGAAGCAGACCATTCTTGAGGCTGAGTCTCTCGTTGCTGGAGAGCAACCCACCGAAGATAAGGTTGAGAAGGCTAACGCTTGGTGGGGTCGCAATGAACGCTTTCTTGAGGCTGAACCCAATAGTCCCGCTGATGTAGCTGCCAACCTTTGGGGAGGTGCTGCTGGACGCGATTGGTTCCGCGCTCTCTACGCTCAATTGGAGCGTGAGGAACTGGAGGAAGATGAATCCCCAGACGACAAGATTTCTGCGGATGGCAACAACGCCGTCAGCGAAAATGGCAAAGTTTCTTTGCCGCAACCAACACAACAACCCGACACAAATATGTCCGATAGCACTACTGTGACGGCTGCGGCTGCTCCTGCCGCTTCCGTTGATCTCACCGCGATTCTTGCTAAGCTCTCCGCTCTGGAAGCCAGCATGAAAGCTCCCGCCGCTGCTCCCGCTCCTGAGCCGGTGCGCCCCATTATAGAGAATCTCGGAAACCCTCTGCTGGAGAAGCATAAGTCTTTCCGCGCTGGTGCAGAGCGTAAAGGTTTCTTGATTCAGAACCACAGCGAGTTGCTGCGTCAGTCGCGCTTGATCGCTCCCCAGAACGCGAACACTTTCGCTGCCGGTCTGGTCGTCGATTATCTCGCTGACTCGGTCATTACTGTTGCGACCACTAAGTTGGCCATGATTGCCAATTTCACGCGCAACGTTGGTCTGGATAACTTGCGTCCCCGCGCTACCGTTCAGGTGAAGAAATTCACTGGTGGTGATGACGCTCAGGACAACCTGACCGACTTCGAGAACAACTCTAACAACGAGTCCACTCTGGCTGCTACCTCGGTGACTGTTAACCAGATCACCAAGACTTTCACTGTCACTCAGCAGGAGTTGAATCAGGGTTACGCTCTGTCGGATCTCGCTCAGGGTTCGGCTGAGATCTTCGCGCTTGCCATTAGCAAGAAGGTCACCGCTCAGATGACCGCTGCTCTGTTTGGTGCTGGCACTGTCATTGGTACTGCTGCCAATTTCGACACTAGCGACATCCCCGCGATCTTGGCTCTGGCTAAGAACTACCGACAGAAGCTGTTGCTGTTGGATGGTAGTCATATGGCTCGCTTGATGTTCTCCGGTCAGTTGACTGCTGCAGCTGGAACCAATCCGTTCCCTGATTCCCGTTATGGTCCGTTGAACAACGGTTATTTTGGATTCGCGAACATCTTGGAGCAGAACGATTGGACCGGAGCTATCGCCAACACTGCTGGTTTCGTCTGCGGTCAGGACGCTATTGCGGTTGCGAGCGGTCTGCCGGTTGGAATGATCGCTGGCGAGTTTGTTGAACAGCGCACTGTCGAGTTGAGCAACGGTCTGTCGGTGTTGCTCTCTGTGTGGTACAGCCGAGCCTCCCGCGCTCATATGGCTTCGTACGACATCATGTTTGGTGCTGCTGCTGCGGACACTACGCAAGCTGAAGTTCTGATCACCGCCTAATCCAAACGGATATGCGTATCGCAACCACCGTAGCAGTGGACAAGAACGGCAAGAGTAAGCTCGTTTCTGGTCCCGATATTGACGCGAGTCTCCAACGCGACAATTTCAACACTGTTTCAGTTCCCGAAGGAGGCAAACTCGTACTGTGGATACAGGGAGCTTTAGCACCGAAAGTTCGTAAAGGTTAACCGTTAAAATTGGGGAGGTTGCTGGAAAGTTCCGGTGGCCTCCCCTCTACCGATCAAACAAAATGGCCGTTCAAGCAGACATCGCAACTGAGTATTCAATGGGACGCGAAGGTTTCGCGCTCATCACCAGCACTGCCGCGCAATCTGGCGCATGGTCTGGTTTGATTCCCACTGAACCCACCGTTTTCACTTCCATCACCGGACTCGGTATCTCCGGCACTTGGACATCCAAGACGATTCCAGCTGGCTTCCCGTTGGTGGGCAACATCACTGGATTTCAAATCTCCAGCGGTTCTGTCGTAGCGTTTAACGCCAGAGCCTAATGATCTCAATCGGAACATCAATCAATAGGACACGACCGCTTAACGCGATCATGCCTGAGCCTCCGATCATGCGGAGGGATGTTCTCAAAGAAGACGAAACCTTTCTCCTGCAAGAGGATGGAGTGAGCAAGCTCGTCATCTCATTTGGAACCTTCGACAGCATAGTGCTGGAGGACGGGACCAGTTTCCTTTTACAAGAAGACCTCGGAAAATTCATTCTAACCGTTTACTGATATGGCAGATTCCAAAATCACAGCACTGACGGCGTTGACCGCCGCTGATCCCGCCAATGACATGATTCCCATTGTGGACGTGTCAGATACGCCACCAGCGTCAGGGAATACCAAGCGCATCTCGATCAACAACATCCTCGCTTGTTCGCCATCCGCCACCCTC